CAAGCCCATTGGCAGAATTAAGTATGCACTAAATTAATTCCGCCAACAGGTAATGTCATTATTTTTTTAAAAATTTTTCTTCTACAAAATCTACATATCTATAATTCAAAGCAAGCTCTTCAAGTAAATACTTTACATCCTCAGCCGCCAATTTAGCAGCTTCTTTCGATGTAATTGTAGGATTAGCAGCCAATCTTCCTTGTAAAGCAGCTACAGCGTAGTCGTGCGCAAAATTATCCATTGTGTGAACAAAATGCGAGTATCCATTTTCTGTTAATACTTTTAAATCGCTTAACCATATAGCAAGTTGTTTATGCTCTAAAGCGCAATTATAATTACAGGAACATTGTTCCTTAGCTTTCTCTTTACAATGTTGTATTGCTTCGTCAAGTGTCATATTACTTATCTTTATATCCCATAAGGGATGGTTAGTTACTCTGTTACTTTCTTTATGCTTTCTGAAAATGTTTTGAGCCACTGATTATCCTTTTCGGCAGCAACTACAGATTTATTATACTGCTCCAAATTATACTTTATAGACTCTATTAAATCAGTGCGATTAGATTGTTTTTGAATCCACTCATCTTTAGGGATGATATTCTCCACATAAACATGGCGGCAATCAAAATCTAAACTATCAATTAATTGACTTTCCATAAAGTCCTTAACACCCTCGTATTCTTTGGATGGTGGAGTCCATCTTCTAACTTTGGATAGCATCGCATTGTATCTGTTTTTGAGAGCTACATTCTCTTTCAATCTATCCTCATTTCCCTTGATTACATCATTAACATAAGAAAGATACTCAGCTTCAAGTTCTTCCTTTGTCTTAGGGGATGCAAGGTGTTTTTCGTACTCTGCTTTTGCCTCTTCGTATTTCTTTTTATAGTAATCACTAGGATATATTTTGTCTGGAATTTCGTATCTACCAAGGTTAGGATATTTTCCTTCAAATCTTAGGTAGATACCGAAGTTACGCAAGCAACTATTTGCAAATTGCTCAAATGTTATATCTTCACCATCATATATTGGTGCTGTAAATCCTGTTGGCATATCATTATATTTTTAAGTTACTATCTATATGCAAGGCATATAATAAATGTTGAAGTTCGTGAACATAGGTAAATTCAAAACGGAAATAGTGATTACATTCATTTATATAGCTCCAATCTCTAAGATTTTTACATTGACAGATTTGTAAGTCACCATAAGTCCTTCTATCAAGCTCATCCCATTTATCATCTAGTTCCTTGGAAAACTGATAGCCACGCTCTTCTTCGCCAACGTAAAACCAGCCTATGGATTTATCCCATCCATTCTTCTCCAAAATTGCGGGCACAAGATTAATAGGAACAATATCCTTAACCCAAGCACAGCAGTCACCTGAGAGATAGCCTTTCTCTCCAAATTCTGCACCTTCGATGTTCTCTAAGCAGACAACACCTTTCAGAACCGTTCCATCGTCCAACTTTAAAGTCTTAGTTGGGTCAGATGATGTTACTCGGTAAACGACATCTTTAGCTGTGCCTAGTGGTACTCCGTTTGTCATTACCAAATCACCTGGTATATACTTTACTTCTTTCATATCACTTATTCTTTTGCTTATTATTCACTTCTCTGCGCCCCTCTGTGCAAGGATGCTCATTGTAGCAGTACCTTCCGTCAGAGAGGGTGCAGAATATCTTACTATCGAAAGAACAACTAGCCATTGTTTGCTCCTTTCTTTTTAGGAACATACTCATCTAACTCATCGTCAAACTCATAGCAGTCTGGGCAGTAGTGCTTATCACCTATCTCTGCCCATTCGCTTTCCATTGCTTGTTCTTTGGCAGTGCCTTCGTCCACCCAAGCCACAATGCCATTAAACTCATCAATGAATGACTTTCCACATCTGTCACATACGACAGAGTACATAGTAATTGGCTTAATCATGTTTATCTCCTTCCTTTGGCAGTATATCAGACAAATAAGCCCACTTGATGATTTGGCATCTGCTAATCGAATGTCTCCAAGATTCCTCATTCCAAAGAATGGATTCTTTAAACTGTAGATAAGCATCGTTATCAAAACCAAGGGTAATAATATCGCTCTTGCTCTTATCTGGCTCTTCTGCATTTGGATGCCACAAGTCCTTCAAGAACTCATTGATAGCCCATTTAGCACCACTATAAAATTCAGATGAAATAAAGCCACATTTATTAATAGCAGCTTCTTCTATTTTCTTATCGTCTATCATAACTTACTTCTCCTTTAAACGTTCAATTAATTTATCTGCTGTTTTGATAGCAAAATTAACAACACTGTCATACGTAGGGATAGGACGTGACACAAGACCTGCTGCGACATCTTTTGCTATCTCATATCTTCTCTGCTCCCAATCTATTATGGCATCTGAGTTAGGAATATTTTCAAAGTCCCAATAGTAGTTAAGATTCACTCCCTCATGTTCTATACCTTTGCTATCTATATATGAGACTTCATCATATATATTTCTTATTGTAGAACATCTAAAATAAATTACATCTACAACTTCGCCTGTCTTTCTGATTTTTGCTTTACTCATCACTCACCTCCTTTCCACTCATCAGCTGTACCCAAGAGGTGCTTGGTCTCATCGTTGTAAGGGATGCAGTGGGTAACTCGTCCATACCCTATACATACATAAGGCAATTCTTCATCGTTCTCATCGTAATGACTAAAGAAGTCTGCTGTCCATGTACGACCTGCTATCTTTGCAAGCACCTTGTCAAATGGCTTAAGCTCATATTTCTTAGGTAAGTCCTTAATTTGTTTGGTATCTGGATTCCAACGCTTACCTTCCTTAGCTAAGGCATCAAAGAGTTGCTGCTTCTCTGAGTCAGTGGCTAGGCGAGTACATCGACCAAGAGCATTCACTATTTTATCAATACCTAGTTTTTTATAAACATTATCTATTACTGCATAACTGCGAAACATGAAGTCATCATTACTTTTATAGATAATAATTGCTTTATATTCAGTATCTTCGATAGTAATTATATCTCCATCCTTGAACTCTTGCTTAGGATGCTCAATCTCCAGTGTCTCTAGATTGAGCTTACCACCATAATGCTCTTCAACTTTCTTGATAATTTCTTGTGCAATATTATCAGAGACTTTTCTAAAATCATTAGAAACAAGCCATAAACCTTGCCTGTAAGCACCGTCTTTATATTCAAAAGATGCTGAAAATTCTGTATAATCAGTATTAAAATCCTTGAAAACTACAAATCTTTCCTCATCTGTAAGCACATCGCCTTTCTTCCAAGCGAACTTGCTCCAATCTCGCATTTGCTTGGATGGGAAAAGGCAGACTTCACCTGCCAGCGTGTACTGTCCAGTCTTAAAGAAAGACTTTTCTTCTGTTGAAGTAAATCCGTTGTGGATAGGAAAAACTCTTATACCACTATCTAATAAACGACTACATTTGCAATCTCCAAAGATAGAAGACCACAATTTTGTACCTACTGGCTTATCCTTTAGGATAGCCGATATGTTAAGTTCTTTTTCCATGTTAATTTCTCATTGTGTGACACTTAACAACCTTGTTTACTGCAAGAGGTTGTGAATTATTAAAACTCTGAATGAACTGACGTTCCATCTGCTCAGGAAAGATGGGTTTGGTCGGCTTTGGGATGGTGATGGTAGCCTGAATCTTGCTACCATCACTCAAAGTCATTAAGCATCTTCTTGTAATCTGTTCTATCCCAAACATATTCTGTCCTCCTAATATTTATATCCGTGTAGATGCGGACGAGTTTCGTTGTACTTCATTTTCAACCTGATATGTTCCATCAGGTTGATATTGTTTCTGTGGGCAATCGCAAAGATGTCTATTAGCATTTCCTGAAGATGTTTGGCGAGATACCAGTTTGGGGAATCGTTCAAGTCACATACTCCCATCTTTTCGATGAGTCTGTATAGGTCTTCTACTATATTAAGCCCAAAGATAAATTTAGCCAATGCGTATTCATCTTTTATGTCATTATCTCCCATGAGTTCGATTTTTTCGCTATCCATGATACTACCCAAGAGTGAGAGAATACGAATAGTGATGTCGGCAAACTCAGACTCTACTGTGCCTTCCAATGTGTTTCGGTAGGCGGTCGGAATGTCTCTGCCCATTTCAATCTCGATTTCATAGTCTTCGATTGAACCATGTCTGTCCTTTCTGTCGGCTTGTAAAGCTTCGCTCATTTCCACGATGATGAACATCAGGTAGAATGTAGTATCAATACCAGTATCAGGGTAGAAACCCTTGCTCTTTGCAGACTCATAGGCTTGTTTAGATAAGACCTCCAAGTCTTCCTTTGTAATTATTCCTAACTTTTCTTCCATATTGTTTTTGATTTATAAATTTCTATTTCAACCCACATAGCTTTGCTATGACTTGATAGTGAATGCCGTATCGTTGAGTGTTCTACACCATTCTATCTTTCCTTCTGCACATAATTCGTTGAGGGCTTGCTGCGGCTGATGGAATCCTCGGTTGATAATTTCTGCGGCAAGAACATGATTTGGAACGATGTGCGCTGCCTTACGCTCTTCCTGAATCTCAGCGATGATGGCTAAGATTTGTTCTTTTTCTGTCTTCATTTGGTGGGGAAGGTAAGAATGATACGTGAGTTACTTGTTGCTGGAACATTAATTGCTCCCAATTTCCGTTCATGTCTTGCTGGTACCACAAACCATCGTGCATTGTCCCGATGATTGGGTTGCCTTTGTACCATAGTACCATGGTCTTGTGGGCAAAGAGGGCTTTATGCGCTTTGCTGATGCGCTTGCCTATCTTGATATATCCGAAAATATCCATAAGCTAAAAGAGTGATAGCTGACCGCTCTTGTCGTGATAGTAATTCCCTGATGGAAATATCAGTTCCTCGAACA